ATGCTGTACCACCAGAGTTAATACCTTCGTCCAAGGTAACAACGCTCAACTTGTTGGCGATATAAGGAGCAGTAGTGTTCTTCTGCAAGAAGTTACCGGCAATAGAACCCGATAAGGTACCAGAACCGATTGTTGGAGAAGTGATCTGACGTAACACACCGCCTTGGCCAGCCCACTGAATTGAAGCAATAGCGTCAAGACCGAAATCGATTGTAGCAGTGTTCAACACGCAGTTATCGATAACAAAGGTTGTTGAGTCAACAACGATAATCAAACCAAACTTCAAAAGTTGGTGTTTGTCAGAGTTGGTAACCACGCAAGTAGCAGAGTTAGTACCATCTGTCCAAGCAGGAGCTGAACCACCGATTTCATCAGCAGAGAACATAGCGTTCCACAACACTGATTCTTCACAGCTGATTGTGCTGCCAACATCGGCTGGGCGCATATAAGTTGTAAAAGAGAAATCTGCTGGATCAAGAGCAGTATTGAAACTACGCTGACCACGAACTGGTGTAGCACCGGCTTCGTTCAAGGTAATTGTTTCACTAGTAGTATTTTGTGAGAATGAGAAGCCTTCTAACACTTGAATTTCACGAGTATTAGCAGTTGTAAATCCCGTAGCTTTAACTGCACCTGTAGTAATATCTACATTGCTTGTGTAAAATACGCGACTATTACGAATTAAATTAAATGCCATATTTTATTTCCTTTTGGTTGGAACGTAAGGCACACCTACTAGACATTTATCTGCGTCGGTGCCGGTAACGTTATTGTAGTGCATACCGCACTTGTAGGTTAATCTCTCCGACACCGTAAGGAACTAACAGCCCTTCGTCGGTCATAATAGACTGAATTAAAATTTCAGTCGTTTCCAGGCTATTATCCTGGTCATAGACTAATACGCGATTATCATTGACACAAGTCTCAATATCGTGCAATAGGGTTTCTAAATAAAACTGTGGATCTTCCTGGTCGCGAACATATACTTTGAGTGATATGTTCAAAAAACACCAAGTAAAGTCTGCGGGATGATACTCACGAACTTCTGTGCCTGGTACTAAGTATATGGCTGGGAAGTCTTGTATTTCATCCCAGAACTTTAGTTTTGCGTAACTATTACCATACAGGTTAGTTTTATAGGGTCCAGTACCGTCGATTGTTTTTAATTTCTCTGCAAGTGCTTTTGCAATACTATTTCGTTTACTCATACTGATACAGCCCTTAATTTGTTGGAGACCGCTTGCTGGGCAATGTCTCTGATAGACTTGGAGATCAGCAGTTTAGGGTCTCTTGTTTTTGGACGTTCTTGCACTCCACCGGTACTAAATGTTGCATATGGATTCTTCATATAGCGATAGAATACGCTTATTAAGCCGTCTCTGCTCATAGTAAGATGATCTATAGTAACGCTACTAGCAAATCTACCGGTTCTGTAGTTAAGAATATCTTTTCTACTGCCGTCTCCCATATTTGCGCTAACTACGTCTTGTATCTGAGAATCTAAAATAGCTTGTAAGTTTATTAAGTTTACCGTTTGTGGTAATTCCTGCTTCTTTACTTGCTTTTTGGCTTTATTAGCTTTTTCTTTTAGTGCTTTTAGCTCTGCTTTGGCTTTTCGTATATCTGCCTTGGCTTTATCAACACCAGCTATATTTCTAACAGTTAATTCAGGTAAATTACCTATTGTTCCTGTGTATTCGCTTTTTAGTTTACGTTTTTTACCACTAATAGTTGCCACTAATCTATCTTCGATTAGCTTTACCATTTTTGGAGAAGATTCTAGTTCAACCAAACTTTGTGAACCTTCGGATATTAGACCTTCTTTTATAAAGCCGTTAACCATACTGTCTAAAGCTTTTTCAACTAGACTTTGGTTACTATAGCCTATTTCTTTTAAGAATCCTCGGATACCAGTATTTTGCTTGCCTGCTACCCTACCAACACTACCGCCAGCTGCTTGCTGTCCTGCGCTGCCTTGCCATTCAATAAGCCAGTTAGAATCAGTTTTACGGTATTTGGCAAATACCTTGCTTTTTAAACCTTTAACGTCACTAGTAGCTTCGTCGTACTCTTCTAAAATATCTAATAAGGTATCAATAAAATTATTTAAAGCTCCAAGCTCTTTTTGTAGCTGTGCAGCGGGCACTTGACGTCTTGGGTCTTGTAAGGCTTCGCCTATACTGCCTTTTGTTCGTTGTAATAGAGTATTTGCCCAGCCATATACGTGACCTTTATCATACTTTCGGTTCTTTACTTCTTGTACAACTGTTTGTGATATATTATCAAAATTTTGTACGCCTGCACCTTCAGCTATTTGCTGTAAGTAATTAGCTACCGAAGTATTTAAGCTCTTGAAGTTCACGCCCTGAAACATAATTGTTTCTTGACCTGCAGCACTGTGGTAGACTACAGCTTCTGGAACTTGTAAGTACTTACCAGACTTTATTTCGCTGAATATAGCTTTAGCAGTACCTTCACCTAAAATACTAGAAAGTTGTTCTAGGGGTATGATTAAGTCTACTTTTGACTTTTCTATTTCAGATTTACTGGATTCCCGAGTTTGCTGTAGGATGGAACTAGTATTTCGCTGTCCTGATGCCCACTCTTTTAACTCTGGAATCTTATTAAGGGTACGTCTAAAAGCTTCTGCACTCATGTAAAGTCCGCCATGTACTGGTCTAGAACACGTTTGATATGTGCGGGAAAGTTGGTTGTACTAATATAATTGATCTGCGTGGTATTAGGAGTAATATCGCGCGTACTATGTACAGCACCGTTATTTTTAGAGTAGTATTCAACTAAATCTAGGACTGCTAATTTTAAATCTGAGGGAACTGTTTCGTATCCTGCAAAGTAGCTAACCTTATAGCCATTTAATACTTCAGGAAACCCTGCGGCATTAAGGCTAAGAATGAAGTCGTCACGTTGAATCCAGTCTGTGAACTTTGTAAGAGCCCTATAAGTCTTACCAAAGTCTTCACTGTAATTGACTGCTAATACGCTGACTACTGGTGATTCTTTTAAGATAAGCTTCTTAAAACCACCATCAAAATATTCTATTTTGGGCTCGTCGTAATAGTCTACGAAAGTACGACGGCAATATGTTTTTACTAAATCGCTGACTTTGGGTATTAAGAAGTCGATTTCTGCATCAGAGTTTACACTTGTAATTCCTAAGTAAGCTTTGTATTCTGCTTTTGTTACTAAATTTGTTGCCATAAATACCTCGCTTGTTTTATAAAGGCACATTATACCTTTATAAAACAAGACCCCGAAGGGTCTTGTTAAGTCAACCTGCTAATTAAGCAGAGTAAACCATCTTAGTGACGCCAGCACCGTAGTTAGTAGTGACCTTAGTCATACCAGTACGCAAGCTAGCAACCATCACGCGACGCTGTGTTTCGACCAACTCTTGTGTGTCGATACGCAAACCACGCTGATTACCAACGATGAAGTTGCTTGGGTTCAAGCAAACGATACCAGTAGCACCGGAAGCTGCAGAAGCAAACTCACCAGAAACTAACACAGGGCTTCCGCCGATTTGACCGATTTGACCAGTCAACAAGGTAGCTTGTGTACCAACTTGGTTCATAGTTTGGAAAGTTGTGTCTTCGAGCAAGTTGTAGTACACATCGGTATTAACGATATAAACCACTTCTTGTGGGTCCAGACCCCAAACTCCAAGACCTTTACGCAATGCACGCAAAGCGGCAACGTTAGCAACATAAGAAGCTGAAGGTGTAGAAGTTGTGATGTTACCAGAGCTGTTGGTAGCCAAAGTAGCCAAACCAGCAACTGGGTCGCCACCGGAACCAGCACCTAACAAGAAGGCTTTGTCCACAGCGCGAGCAACACGACGAATCATACCATCACGGATGATAGGCATTAAAGCCAACAATGCGTCTTCTTCTTCTTCGTATGCAGTATATTCGTTGGTAGCAACTTTATATGCATTCAAAGTGATTTCTTTCAAAGCGTGAGTAGCATTGCCACCAGCAGAAGCACCAGCTGCACCGAGTGCACCAGGAACAGCGCCAAAGTTAGCGTTTTGCACCCAAGTAGCAGTACCTGCTTCTGGGTTTACGGGGATAGTCATCACGTTGGTTTGCATTTGGATGTTGCGGAAAATAGGAGCAACAACTAAACGACGACGAACTTCAGACTCAAGGTTCAAGGACACTTCCAATTCCCATGTAGCAGAAGGAACGTGAGCACCGTACTTCTCAACTAACTGACGACCAGTTTTTGTGCCATCGATAGACTTACCAGCCATCTTAGCCAACATAACGGCCTTCTCTTTGTCAGCATAAGCCATACCGTCTTTGCTGTCTTGGAAAGACATTTTAGATTTTGTGATTGCTTCGATTTCGAGAGCTTTCTCTTTCAAAGAGGCTTCCAAACCAGCGATCACTGTTTTGTTTGTTTCTTCAGCAGTAGCTAAACGCTTTTCCACTTCGGCCAACAAGCGCTCAGCACCAGTGTCCACAGTAGAGATAGAAGCAACAGCGGCTTTCACCTTTGCATCTAATTCAGCTTGTGCTTTCTCAGCGGCAGCTTTTTCAGCAGCAGCTTTTTCTTGCTTTTCAGCAATGGCTTTTGCAGTTTGCTCAGCCGCTTTGCTAGCTGCATCAGCTAACATTTGTTCTAATTGTTTTGGATCCATTTTCCATTCCTTTTTGACATCGCTGTTCGCTTCCGTAGAGGATTCTAGCCCTTTAGCTGATTCGCTTTTGGGTGCAAACTGCATTTTGAAAGATTTAAATTCTTCGGCTGTATCAAACGCCTTAGAAAGACTAAATAGTGTATTTTGATTAGCTGGTACTGACACTACTGAAATTTCATGTAGTTCCAATTCCTTTACCACAAACAGCTCTGCAGCTGAGTTGTACTCCGCATCTACGATTCGGAATCCGATACTAAACGCCGTTAAAACGCCGTCTTTTACAAGGTTAAACACTTCACTGGCTGCTGCTGAGATACGGGCTTTAATCCATAATCCCTTGCCGTCAATCCGGTGCTCTACCATTCTACCGACTGGTTCGCTGTGATCGTGGTATGCTAAAATTACTGGATTTTTCAAGTAATTTTCGATGCCCTTTTCCCAAACGCTTGTTGGAACAACATCACCTTGACGATCAGCATCGTTGGTACTTGCGTAACCTTCGATGGTGACTGAGGCGATTTTTCCGTCGGCGGTAGCTGGTGGAGTGTCACTCTTGATAAATGTGCTGTTTAAGAACAGTACTTTACTTTTATCTACCATATTACCCCTTTATTGCTGATTATCTGTGGGCCTACCACCTTTCGACGGATCAGCAGCCGAACCCGCAATATTAGCGGGTATTCTTATTTCGTCATGGCCGTCGATAGGCTCATAACGTAATTCTTTTCTTGCTTCATTAGCTGTTATGATGCCAGCATTGACAAGTGTCGAATGGTAGGCAGCAATATCTTTTAGTTCTGGTTGTAGTGCACTTACATTTGCTGTAATTACTTCTATGTCATATCCAAAGTAACGCTCTAAGCTCGAAGTAAACTTACGAGTAATAGGCATCACTGTTTCTAAGTAGAACAAGCGCAGATTAGGACTAATGTTAGCGTTATTACCACCTGCTAACAGGATGGGTGGAACGCCAATAGCTTGCATTATTTTCTCAGCATGGGTCTTCATTGATTGATCAAAGTCCATGTCGTTAAAATTTTGATTTGATACTTGGGCAGGTTTTAATCCACTATCTAAAATAACAGGGCGCTTACCGCCTTGTTTAGTCGAATATTTCTGTAACCAGTATTGAATTGTTTTTTCTTTTGCAACTTGTGAAAGTGTATTCTCTGAGGTCAATACCAAGCCGAATACAGCACCGTTTTCAAAGAAGTTTTCTTGGAAGTCTTGCATTGCGTATAATGTAGCAATAGAGCGTTGAGCTGCTTCCAAGCGTGTAGCGCCGCGATAGATTGAATGTGAGTTCAAATCACGGAAGTGAAACACCTCAGACTCTTCAAACATCACCAAACCGTTGTAGCGGTATGCACGTACAAATGTTTTTGTATCAGGTAAGATTTCCACACTTGCGGCTGGAAGGTGGTACATGAATACACCATCAAAGTGTATGAACACATTTCCTTCGAGAATAAAGTCTGTGAAGATCGCTTGACGAAATTCTTGTGCTGACTGATAAGGGTTAGGGCGGAAGTTAAGCAGCGTATTAAGCGACTTTTGACGAATTCCGTTAACTATACCGTCATTTAACTTATCTTTTACGTCATAGTCAAGTGATGCACAGGCGTTAACCAGCATACTAACCGAACGATTAACCGCTTCAATCTTTTGAAACGATTGTTGATAAGTGATTTTAGATTCTGTTGAAATCTGTGTGCCCGCTGCTTGAGCGATACGGGCTTGTGCTGGGTTGAGTTTTTCAACAACCCAGTCTCGTGTATTGTGATACCATGCCATAGTTTTTTCCCTTAAATGAACTCAGAGAAAAAACTACCAAAGCTCTTTTTGGGTACTACGACTGTTTCCACCACACCACCAGTATGTTTTGCACGCTGTGATTCGATCCAGTGAGCTTGTTTGGGCTCTGAACCAGGCCGAGGAGCTTTACCATAAACACTATGCAGCGCTACATGATGCCGATTACAAAGGGTGTAAACTTGATCATATAACTCTACCTGATGCTCATCAATAAACTCATCTCGCACAGCTAAAATACCGGCATCTGTTGAAATATCGTAACCTTTAGCTTCAGCCCATTTATCTAAGAGTATAGTAACTGAGTGTAGGTGATGCAGTTCCAAGTCTTGTGAACTATCACAGATGTGGCACCGATCTTTCTTTTCATAGGCTGCTTTAGCCCTGTCACGAACCCATTTTACAGGGATTCGCTTGTTTGTGTTCTTTGCCATTTATTTTAATGAGCTGCGTAACATCCACGAATGTTTTTTGTGAGCGTCTTGACGATCAGCCAAAAAGTTTGATAAGCCATGATCACCCATGACTTCAGCAGCATCAAAAGCCACACGGAACATTTCTGCGCAAGCATCTGAATCAGCTAGGAGTTCTTGGGCCATTGAC